TATAATTCATATTATTCTCCTCTGAATATATCGTTGATTATGTTTTCAATTTTACAATCGTGACAACAAACTCCATCTCTTGTTCCAACACCTTCGTGTAATTTACCTTCATTTTGTGGTGATAAGAAAGCTCCATGTGTAGATGGATTTGATACAAAATCAAATGCGATAAGTTCAAAATCAGGTTGAACTTTAACTATAGGTTCGTGCCCATCACCTTCGTGTATTTCTTCTACTGAACCTAATCCACGAGATGATATACCAAGTTTTATCCCACTTTTAAATAATTCTTTTAGGATATTACCAGCTGGTGTTCCAAGAACTTCAACCGTTCCATTTAAATCATCACCATTCCAATGCATTTCTAATATGTTATGTGATACATTGTTTAGATTAACAACTGAACTATCAGGATGATCTAACTCACCAAGTGCTCTTCGTTCTTTAACTTGAACTTGTGCATATTTTTTAGCTTCTCTAACCAAAGTATCTTTTGGATATATTCTACCATTTTGATTTTTAGATTCAGCTCTTTGAAGAGTTCCTTTTACAACCAATCTACCATTATTATCTGAAATAGATTCATTGATTTGTTCTCTTGTTACCTCAAATGGTATATAATCTATTAATATATTTTTAGACATTATATTCCTCCAGTACTTAATCCACCTTTATATACAAATGTTATTTTACCAGCATCAGCTGCACTTCCACTCCAAGCCGTTGGATGAATATCTAATTTTGTACCAGAAGATGCAGCATTTAACATTGTGGTATAGTTACCACTTGTAGTATTACCAGCAGCTGATAAGGATGCAGAAGTACCAAAAAAGAATCCAACAGGTAATGTAAGTAGTGTATTAACTAAAATACCACTTGGAGCTTTAACATATGTACAATGAACAGGATTATTTGCAGAACCAAGAGCATTATCAGCTAAAGGTCCTGGAATCTGTTTCTTTGAATTATTTGGATCTTGTATATATCTTGACATTTATATTCTCCTATTTCCAAGATGTTCGTTTTAACCATATATCTCTTATGACATTTGCAACGACATCTCTTATTAATTTTTTAATTAATTCTAAATCTTTTTTATCTAAAGCTTCATTTACTATTTTATATCCAGTACTATTAGTTGAATACTTTTTCTTTTTCTTTTTAGCTTTTTTACCATCATCAGAAAAAGCAAATGGTGTATTGTATCCAGCTATATTACTGGTAGCTGTTATTTCATCCAAATCTTCTTCTTCAGCTATTTCTTCAGTTAAAGATTTTATTAAATCATTAAATGACTTTCTGTTTTTTATTTCCACTTTTCTTTAACTCCTTCAAGAGTTCTAAATATCTCATCGTTTGAACAACATATTCATCTTTAACAACATCTGATTTATCACTTGTGCCACAGAATTTATTAATAGATTTTATAGCCTCAGTCATTTTAATTTTTACAACTTTATCTTGTAAATTTTTAGAATATGTTTTTAAATCTTTCTTTAGACCTTTTACAATCTCTTCCAAAGTATCTTTTAATGAATTTGTATTAGATACATTATTAATATACTCTCTAAGTAAGTTTTTTTGAGCACCACTTAATTTAGTATATTTTTGATTAAATTTTTCTAAAAGAGTTTTATAAGTTAAAATTCTTAAATCTTCATCATCAGGTAATTTTTTAACAGTTTCTGATAACTTAATAGATTTATTATTAGTTGTTACATGTTCCATAATATTGAAAAATGATTCTGTTTTTTTGTCTGGTGATAAAGATTTATTATATTCAAATAATGTAAATATAGATGCGTAAGTTTTATAATTCGGAACTTTAGAAGACATAAATTTTTGAAGATTATAATTAGATTGAATCTCTTTTATTAAATTATATCGTTCTCTTCGTAGTGTTGAATTATTTAAATCTTGTCTAGCTTTCAACACTTCATTAATAAAATAATCAGCCTTACTATCGGACTTAAACTTCTTTGTTACTAATATATTATATAAAGCTAGTTCCTTACCTAACTCCGTGTTTTCGTTAAATTTTTCTTTAACGATTTTTACCGCATGTCCATTGTCCTTATTTAACACATCAGATGTAATCTGCCTAAGTAAAAATTCAAACAATAGACCCGTGTTGCGAATTTTATTATGTTTAACTTTACGCATGTTTGAGTCTCCATTCAGTTTGGATACTATATATGTAATTATTCATATATAAATATAAACTTTTTTCTAAATACTTTAAATTATTCTTCTTCATCTAAAATTATTTCTTCATTTAATATAGATTGATTATCTAGATCTTTTCCGAACTTATTTTTTAACTGATTTAGTAATCCCTCTCTTGCAACAATCGTTCCACCCTTACCAGGATACAATGGCGAACCACCTTTAAACTCTCTTTTACCCCATCGTTCTTTCTCATAAGAAGTTGCATTTTTTAAATCTTCTGCATCAAATCCAGTATCAACATCTAATTCACCATCACCAGTTCTTCTATCACCACCCCAACCTTCTTTTCTAGCCATTTTTAAATCTTCTTCATCGCCAGCTTTTTCTCCTGATTCAACAGGGTCATTACCTTCAACTTCTATTTGTTCAAATCTAAATACTTGTTTTCTATCTTCAACAATACCATCAAATATTGTTTTCTTATCTTGGTCATTCAAGTCAAAAATATTATTATATATCCATTCACGAGACATCAGTTTATTATCAAGTAAATTAGTTGCAATTTCTTGTTTTTGAGTTAATAATTCAAGTTTTTCTTGTTCGTGAATCATTGATGGGTTGGTTAATTCTAATTCAAAATTAATCAATTCTGCATCTTCAAATCCTTGTGTATATAAATGAACGATAGCAATCTTCTCTAATTCAGCACATATAATTTTCTGTAATCTTTCTATTGTTCTTGCAAAACGAACATCTTCAGCAGCTAATGTAGCTTTACTTCCAACACCCTCTTCGTATCCAAGAAATGCTTTTGGTATTTTCAATGCTGCCATCATTTTGTTTCTTAAATATTCTACATCGTCAATAGCACCTTCATTACCTAAAGCAGGTAAAGTATCAATTGATGTTCCACTATCACCACCACGAACAGGTAAATAATAATCCTCTGTGATTGACTCCATATTATATTTCAAATTATAATCACCATTTGAATCCATAACAGGTGTTTTTTTCATTTTTGAAATAATTTGTTGCATAAAGTTGTCCACTTCATTTGGTGGAATATTTCCAATATCAACTTTAAAAATTCTTTTTTCAGGAGCTCTCATCATTCTATGAATTAACATAGCATCTTCCATAAGAGTTAATTGTTTAAATACTCTTCTAGCACCCTCTAACATTGATTTACCATAAGGTAGATAATTAGTGTCAGCTAAATTTCTAAAATGAGCAATTTCATAGTTTTCATATAGTTCTCCAGGTTTTGATCTCATTGTTTCATTATATTCTTCTAATTGAAATTGAACAAGTTTTGGATTCGATGGATCATGATTCTCTAATCTTGATACCTCATATACTGAAAGAGGTTTTATATTAACAATACCATATTTGTCTAATATATCTAAATGTAAATAAAAGTCTCCATATTTTGTCATATTTCTGATATAACTCCAAAGATTAAATTCAATATTCATTACATCATAAAATAAATTATGTAATATCTTAGCGACTTTTGGATTATCTGTTTTAATTTTTAAAATTCTATTTTCAACATTGTCTACAGTAGATTCATCACAATAAATGTCTAATGCGGATGATATAATTGGATCTGCATCCATTAATTCATAATCTCTGAATAATTCTTTACGAGCTATATCATATGCACTTGCATTTTGTTTAGCTGCATAAGATGTCATACCATGTCCACCAGAATGAATCTTATTATATCTGTCAATAAAATTAGATGTTAAAGCTGTTTGTGTAAAATCAATATCTTTTACTCTAACTTGCCCATCTTCTGTTTTTCTTAATACTATACTTGATTGAAATAGTTTACCAAGTTTCGTTAATATGTTTTCTTCTGCCATTTTTACCTCTTATTTATTTAATTAACCAAGTTAAATCTTCATCTTCTTTTCCAGTAGGATTCCATTTATATGGATCTTCATTGGGTTGTCCGGGTTTTCCTTTTTGAAAACCAGGAGCTACATCAGGCTTATTACCATTTTTATCCAGTAAAGTATTCATCATTGCCCATTGTTGATTATTTCTGTCTTTTTGTAATCTTAAGGCTGTATCTCTAACCCATAAAGCGATAGCATATGACATAACCAAATCATCGTTATAACCTTGCATTGCTTCTGTTTTTGAATTATGGTAAATATAAACAAATAACTCATCAACGAGTCTATTTGAATGTAATTTAACTAATTTTTCTCTTGTATATTCTTCCATTTTTGCTATAATCAATGGTTTTGTTTTCATTGTTGTTGAAAACCCAGCAACCATACTTCTATCTTGAGCTCTATACTTATTATTTACTTGATGTTCTACATCAACAACTTGTAAATCTTTTGATTGATAAAATAAATTTTTATATCCTCTGTCTATAATTGTTTGTATTGTAGCCCAACCTATATTATTATTCTCAACAACAAGTATCGCATCATTATATTTTGTTGCTAAATCTATAAGAAAATGGCCATATTCTGTTGTTCCTAATTTTCCTTTATATTCTGCACATTGTTTCATATCTGAT